TGGCTGGATCGGGGTGTCGGGGAGCGGGAGCGAATTCATTCGCATTCCATTGCTTGTGACCGATGCGGGCTCGCAGGAGGGGCGCGAGATCGTGTGGAGGGGCTACCTGACGGAGGCCGCGGCGCGGAGGACGATCCAGACGCTGGACGATTGCTTCGGCAAGAACTGGGACATCAAGTCCTTGGCGAGTGGGGCGGCGAGCTTTGCGGGGCAGATGGCACGCATCACCGTGGACTCCGAGGAATACAACGGGGAGACTCGGCACAAGGTGAAGTGGCTGAACCCTGCGGAGATGGCTCCGAAGAACGAGGTGGATGCCACGGTGATCGAGGCGCTGGCCGAGCGGGTGGCGAAGATCGACCGGGGCGATGATGTGAAGGCGCCAACGAAACCTACGCCCAAAACCTCGGACGACATTCCGTTTTAACCATGAGGGGGATACTGGAATTCGACCTGCCGCAGGACGAGGCGGAGATGCGCTACGCTCAGTCGGGGCTGGATGCCTTGCTGGTGCTGAACGATCTGGACCAAGAGTGCCGCTCGCTTGTCAAGCATGGGGCGGGAGCTTTTGCCGGCATGGATGAGAAGACCATCGAGGCCGTGCGGGCTTGGGTGGTTGGGGCCTCGCTGCGCCGCAACCTGCCGGACCTCGTATGACGATCCTTGCCCTCGACCCTGGCACGACGGAGACGGCGTTTGTCCTGTGGGACGGGCGCCGGATCCTTGAGGCCGACCACCTGCCGAATGCGGAGATCCGCCAAATCCTCATCGGCCGCGAATATGACAAGTGCGCCTGCGAGATGATCGCCTCCTACGGCATGGCGGTGGGCAAGGAGGTCTTCGAGACCTGTGTCTGGATCGGGCGGTTCGTGGAAGTGGCTCGGGTGGAGCCGCGCTTGGTCTACCGGCGCGATGCGAAGCTGCACCTCTGCCACTCGCCCAGGGCAAAGGATGCCAATGTGCGGCAGGCGCTCATCGACCGGCTGGGGCCGCAGGGCACGAAGAAGAACCCCGGCCCGACCTACGGCATGCGCTCCCACCTGTGGGCGGCGCTGGCTGTGGCGGTGTATGCGGGGGATGTGAAGGAAAATTAATGTGGATACTACCAAAGAATTTACAGCTATCGAGTGGTGCGCCGGATACGGCGGGATTCATCTCGGACTTAAACGAGCAATCCCAAATCTGCGCGTCATCGCTTATGGCGAGATCGAAGGCTTCGCCTGCGCGAACTTGGTTGCAAAAATGGAAGCGGGACTCTTGGACCCAGCACCTCTCTGGACGGATATTAAGACCTTCCCATGCGAGGACTTTCGTGACCGAGTGGACCTCCTTGTGGCCGGTTACCCCTGCCAGCCATTTTCCGCAGCCGGAAAGCGACTCGGCACAGAAGACCCTCGCCACCTCTGGCCACACATCGCCAGATCAATACGAGTTATTCGACCTCGACTATGCTTCTTTGAGAATGTCGAAGGACACATCTCCCTCGGACTCCGAGAAGTCATTGGAGAGCTGGAATCAATCGGTTACAAAGCGGCGTGGGGAATATTCAGCGCGGCTGAAGTCGGCGCACCGCACCAGCGCAAGCGGGTCTTCATCTTGGCCTACGACCAACGCACGAGATTGGAAGGATTCTGTCAATTCAGTTCCGCCATCAGTAGGTCAGACTCGAGGTCACAGCCTTGGAATGGCTGTAGCGGAGAAGAATTGGCCTACGACAGCAGCGCGGGATTACAAAGGAACATCTCCCAATTACTTAATGCGCAAGGATGGGAAGAGTCGAGCGGATCAGTTAGCTGTTGCGGTGGATTTGGAAGAACAGGTGAATTGGCCCACCCCAACGGTGCAGGAAGCGGGCAAGATTGGCAATCAAGCCAATCATGGCCAATTAGCTTTAAGCAATCACCCCGCGATTCGCGGAGAAGTGAATCGGGACAAATACGACAAGGGCAAGCATGGCCTTCCCGCCCCGGCCAACCCCAGCACGGATGGGAGCCGCCCAGAGTCGTGGGCAACGCCAGAGTGCAAGAACCATGTAGGCTATCAAGTGGATCGGACAGGAGCGATGTGGCCACGGCTTGGGAGTCAAGTGGCAGGCAAGCTCAACCCTCGATGGGTGGAGACGCTGATGGGACTGCCGGTGGGCTGGGTTATGCCGAGTTGTGCGTCACCTGTGACAATCGAACCGACGAGCTACGCCTCCTCGGCAACGGAGTCGTGCCTGCCACCGCAGAGCGAGCTTTTCGCGTTTTAATAGAAGAACTTATTTAATGCAATACCCTGAGAAAGAGAGCGCCGTCGTCGGCTATATTAGTGTGGCTGGATTCGCCGGCGTGCCGAGGTCGGCGATTGTGGACCCCGATAGTTTTGTCTCGGTGCTGAATGGCGTTTACTACGCCGCGGCGCACCGGCTGCACTATGCCAAGAAGGCCACGACGGGCACGACGATCCTCGAGGCCATCGAGCGGGATCCGTTTTTGCTGAAGGTGGCGGAGCGGACGGCGCAGGAGTCGGGCATGGTGTGCTGGCGGGATGGCTTGGTGATGGCGGACTCGTCGCTGGCTTACAACCCGGCGGGTGGCGCGGTCGTGTCGGAATACCTGGCTGACATCGCCTCGGCGGCCGCGCAGCGCAAGGCGACTAAGATCGGTCAGCGGTTGGCCTCGGGGGATATGCCTGTGGCGGAGGCGCTGGAGGAGCTCAAGACGCTGGCGAAGCCTCGGGCTTCGATGGTGGGCGTGGAGATGCATACTTTTGAGGAGCTGTGGAGTTACAAGGCGGAGGATGATTCGAGCACGCTGGTGGGGAACCGCTGGCTGTGCCGTGGCGGGCAGCTGCTGCTGCTGGGGCAGAGCGGGATTGGCAAATCCTCCTACACTCTCCAGCAGGCGATGACCTGGGCGCTGGGGATGCCGTTTTTCGGCATGAAGCCGAAGCGGCGGCTGCGGTGCCTGATCGTGCAGGCGGAGAATGATATGGGGGATATGGCCGAGGTTGTCCAGGGCGTGATGTCGTATGTCGTCGCGCAGTCGAAGATGACGCAACGCGAGGCGGTGGATATCCTGCGGGAGAATGTGATCGTGGCGCGGGTGACGGCTCAGACGGGTGAGGCGTTCATCGAGGTCATCCGCGAGCTGATTGCGAAGCACGGGCCGTTCGACCTAGTGTATGGGGATCCGTTGCTGTCTTTCATCGGCGACGATATTTCCCAGCAGGCGGTGGCAAGTCACTTTCTGCGGGAGCTTTGCAACCCGTTGGCGTTTGAGCATGGGTTCGCATGGGTGTGGAGTCACCACACGGGCAAGCCCCAATCGGACAGCAAGAGCCGGGCGCATTGGAATGCGAATGACTATGCCTACATCGGGCTCGGCTCAAGTGAGCTAACGAACTGGGCGCGGGCGATCTGCGTGTTGCAAACCACTAAACACGAAGGAATCTTCAAGGTTCTCCTGGCGAAGCGGGGCAATCGGGCCGCCGTAGTCGATAACCACGGCCACCCAACCACAGACATCGTGATCAAGCATGCCGACAAGGGATTGCATTGGGAACCGGCAGAACTCCCCGAGGAGACCCAAGAAGAGGGCAAGTCGCAGGGCAAGTCCGGCAGGCCGTCCGCACTCAACGAGGTGCAAGAATTTGAGATCGTGACCATGCACGCCAATTGGCCAGACAACACCCGAGGTTTTTATTCTGCCGCCATGAGCAAATACAAGGTCTCTCACGACACCATCAAGCGGGTCCTAGACAAGAACACTCAACCACAGAAAGCCGCCGCCTGACTATGTTTTTCCTGCCTCCGCAAAACCTCCGCAAAACCTCCGCAATATTCCAATTCTGCGGAGCATGGATGACCTCCGCAAAATTACCTCCGCAAAATCCCCCTAAGAAGGGGGGATTGTTTTGCGGAGGAGTAATTTTTCGGAGGGGTCATTTCCAACCATCAAAATCCGCAAAATAGATTATGCGGAGCAATAATATGAACCACCCCAAAAAACCTATCGACCCATACATCGGGTGCCAAGCCTGCGGCCGCGAATGGCAGGACCACCCAGGCATCTCGCACACCTGCCGCATGGCCTCCGACCTAGCCGACTATCTCCGCTGGGCGCTCAACCACATCGAGCCGCCCGAATACAACCGCGATATCGGCGAGCAGGAGGTCTACTTCCACTCCCTTGAGGAAGCCCGGCGACTCGTCGTCGAGGCCAGCAACTGGTAGGCTCGCTTATGAAACCCAAACGATCCGCCAAACCCGAGACAAAGCACAGCATCGCCACCAAGCTGGCCGCTGATTTCCATGTCAGCGTCCAGACCGCCACCCAGTGGTTCGATGCCGGTTGCCCGATGGATTACGAGGAGGCCAAGGAATGGAAGCTCCAGAAACGCGCAGAAGCCCCGATCAAGTCCGAGATGGGGTCAAGGCCCAATAAGCTGGAAAAAGCCCTAGAACAGGCCGCTGCGTGCGAAGAAACGGTCAACTGGGATGCGATGTCCACGCAGTTTCGCCAGATGTGCGACATCGTCGCCGACTTCTACCTCATGGGCATGACGGTCTCCGCCATTAACACTAAGCTGGGCGTCAAACCCGCGGTGATCTCCCGCATCATCGCTAACCACCCCGATACCAAAGACAAGGAATCCCAAGTCGCCGCTTCAAGCTGGAAAGATGTCCGACGCCTGGCAGTCGATGCCCTCCGCGACAAGCTCAACGACCCCACCCAAGTCAGCAAGATGAAAGCCGCCGAGCTCAACTTTGTAGCCGGCACCGCTCAAGACAAGATCCGCGACAGCGAAGGTGGCGCGCAGCTCACCATCAACATCAACCAGAAGATCAATGCGTTGTCGTTTGAGGAACTCATCAACAGCATCCCGAAGAAGGCCGATGACATCGATGGTGAGTATGAGATCGAGACCCCCGCGGGAACCAGTAGCGAGGTGGAGAAGCCCCCGGCAAACACCCCGCTCAGTCTCAATAACAAGGCTAAAAACGAGGAGGATAATGACTCGAATGAGTAAGTCATTGAACATCAGCAACCGCCCAGTATCTACAAGAGTGGTTATTGGAAGTTATGGCCTCGACAGGGGGGGGAGGGGGGTCGGTTCGCTGGCTCCGCAAAATTACCCCCACTCGTCCAGCCCCCGAAAAATTTTATGAAAAAAGCCCAACCTAACAAGCAAGAAACGAAGCAAGAGCAACCCCCTACCCCGCCCGAGTGGCCGAGGATGGGAAAGACCGCGCCAGGGAGACAGCCGCAGAATCCGAGAATTTTGCGGGTCGTCCTCGAGGAGGAGGTCGTCAATGTGCAGGTCCGCAGCAATTCCTTTTACCGGGCGAACGAGCCGGTCTTGGTGGGAGTGGACGCCGGCGGAGCGTTGGTGGCGGTGAAGCCAAAAACGAACCCGCTGCTGCATGGAGGGTATGAGGGGTGACCTGCCCCACCTGCCAATCCCCTACCCGCGTCGTCTCCTGCCGGTTGGTCGGCGAGGAGTTTTTTCGGCGCCGCCGGTGCGAGAACGGCCATCGCTTCAATACCTCTGAGGATTTGCGCCCCGGCCCCTTCCCCTGGGCGAAGAAACCCGCACCCAAACCCACCAAGCGCCCCAAACGCACCCGCAAGGCCAAGCCTAAGCCCTCCGATTGGCTCACCCGCATCGAAGACAAGCTCGCCGCCCTATGACATTCACCCAAACGCCCCACCCGCTGTTGCCCTTTATCCCGCCCGAGCACTTTGTTTCCGACTTCGAGGCGGCGAAGGCCCTGCTTGCCGAGCGCGAGCGCCGCATTGTCTTGGAAAAAGAGGATCCGATCCGCTACGGCTACGAGCCCGAGCACTGGACCAAAGCCGAAAAAATCGCCAAACGCTACCGCGACCTCTTAGTGCTCGGCGGCAACCGCTCCGGCAAGTCCACTTGGGCGGGAAAAATGGTCGTCCGCACCCTGCTGGAGAAGCCCGCGAGCCGCGTGTGGTGCTTCCAGACCACAAACGACAACTCCATCTCCATGCAGCAGCCGATTGTGTGGAATTTCATGCCCGCCGAGCTGCGAACGGCCAAGCGCAGCAAGATCACCAACATTTCCTACACGCAGAAGAACGGTTTCTCCGAAAATACCGCCGTCCTTCCGAACAAATCGCAGGTCTGGTTCCGAAATTACGCCCAGGACATCACGACAATCGAAGGCGGCGAGATCGATCTCGCCTGGTGCGACGAATTAGTGCCCCTCGACTGGCTTGAAACCATCCGATTCCGCCTTCTCGACCGAAATGGCATCCTCCTCGTCACCTTTACGCCCATCGAAGGCTACTCGCCCACGGTAAAAAACTATCTCCAAGGCGCCAAGACCCTCGAGGAGTGCGATGCCGAGCTTTTGCCGAGAAAAAGCGGCAAGGGATTTGAAAAAGTCCCCGTCGTGCAGGAATGCACCACCCGTCACGCCGGAATCATCTATTTCCAGACCAAAAACAACCCGTGGGCAGGCTACGGCCGCATGAAGACCGAGCTCGCCAAGCAACCGCGCGAAAAAATCCTCTGCCGCGCCTACGGCGTCCCCGTCAAGGCCGCCGCTACGCGCTTTCCCCGCTTCCGCGAGTCGGTGCATGTCGTCAAGGCCGACCAGATTCCCCAGGACGGCACGAACTACCTCTTCTGCGACCCTGCGGGCGGAAAAAACTGGTTCATGCTGTGGGTCCGCATCGACGCCGCCGAGCGGGCGTGGGTCTACCGCGAATGGCCGCAGACCGACACCTACATCGAGGGCGTCGGCTACGCCGGACCGTGGGCGATCAGCAGCGGCAAGAAAGCCGACGGCGAAGCAGGCGAGGGCCAGAAATCCTTCGGCTTCGGCCTGCTCGCCTACAAGGCCGAGATCGAGCGCATGGAAGCCCTCGACGGGGTCAAGATTTTTGAGCGCTGGATAGACTCAAGGTATGCGAACACCACCGTCGCCGGCACCCGCGAGCAATCCACCACCCTCCTCGAGGAGCTCGAAGATGTCGGCATGTCCTTCCGATCCTGCCCCGGCGAGAACATCGAGGAAGGCGTCGGCCTCATCAACAACGCACTCTACTATGACGAAGAAGCACCCATCGACCACACCAACGCGCCTCGGCTCTATATCTCCGAGTGCTGCACCAACACCATCTGGGCCCTCAAGGAGTGGACCGGCACCGACGGCCAGAAAGGCGCCAGCAAAGACCCTATCGACTGCCTCCGCTACCTCCTCACTTCTGGAGTCGGCAATGTGGAAGGAGGTCGGCTCCATGTTACCGGAGGAGGTGCCTACTAAACGCCGCACGCTCCGCAAGCGCGATGTCATGGACCTCCTCGGCATTTCGGAGCGCACCTACAAGACCTACCTCGAGGTCGGCCTGCTGCACCCGCTGCCCGCACCTCGGCAGAAACGCCACACCTTCTCCCTCCCCGCCATCATCAAAAAATTCCAACTCGCATGACCTCCCTCGCCCCCATGCCGAAGCGTCTCCCCGCCCGATGCCCATCAGGCAAGGTCCGCTATCTCACCGCCCAGGATGCCGAGCGAGTCGCCATCCGCCTCTTCCACGAAAAATCCGAAATCCACACCGTCTACCAGTGCCCCCATTGCGGCAACTGGCACCGAACAAACGCCCAAAAATGATCACCCTAAAAAAAACCACCCGCTACATCCTCCCCGACCGGCTCGACGACGACGACATGGCGACCGCGCTGTGCATGCCAGGAAGCAAGCCACTCGTCGTGCAAGCCGTCCTCCAAATCCTCCGCGACCACATCGACGACTCCGTCGAATTGGTCGGCAGCATCAAGACCGCCACCGAGCACGGCCAGCTCGCCCACTGCGCCGGTGCCCTCGACGCCCTGCGCGGCTTCGAGTCCGACCTCCTCCAGCGCATCGACGAAGCGAGCAAGAAGATGTAGAAAACTTTCCGGCGGTCATTGAGGGCGTCACTGGAAATTTCCGGTGCCGAGCGACCTGAGCCGTCGGACCTTTTCAAATACTATGCAGAAAATACTACCAACCATTGGCTCTGAAGAAAAGTTTTACGGCTACATTACCGGTATTGGCGTCGAGCGTTGCGCAGACCCAATCTGCGATCAGATTCCGTCTCGTCTCTATGCGTCATTTGAATACAACGGAGAGACAACGGTCTGGTGCGTTCCTGACCACGAACTTTTTGGCATATTGGCTAGCCACCTTACGGACATGGCACTTACTCGCACAGAACACGGCGAATACGGCTACTCCAAGCTATGGATCGGAAAAAAGAACGGAGCTTGGAAAGTTGATCTTCCATGAGAGGCATCGTTTTTTAGAGCTCACTTCTTTTTCAGCCAAGCGAACCGTTAAGTAATCCTTAGCGGTTCGCTTTTTTCTGCCGTTATAGGTCGGTCGATGCCTGTTTCTGCCGCTCTGGGTGCGGCTCTATAGATTTCCAGAATTCTGTCGTCATTCTGAATTTCAACGAGCCCCTGTGCCGCTCGACCCAGAAGGCGCTGACCCACTTGGTTGGATTACCATGACGACAGACACACAAGACACCCCAATGACGCTCTCCGACATTGCAGCCGAAATCGGCTTCGATCTCGAGGAGATAACCCCGCAGGAACAACCCGCCGCCGAGGAGACCGAAGCCGCGCCAGAAGCGCAGCCAGAGGCCACCGAGACGGAGGACACCTCAGCGGAAACTGATCTTTCACAGGATACCGACAAAGAAACTGACGACGACAGCGACGCCGAGTCCGAAGAGGACAAAGACGACGCCGAGCCCGAAGAGGAAAAAGAAGAGGAAAAGAACCCCGTCCCCGAGAAGCTCCTTAAGCGCATCGACAAAATCACGGCCAAGCGCCGCGAGGCCGAAGAACGCGCCGAGACCCTCGAGAGCGAGGTCAGCGAGCTGCGAGCCAAACTCGACGCCACCGTTCCGATCCAAGTTACGCCCACCGCAAGCGACCCGCTCGCCGATGTGGAAACGCCCGAGCAACTCGAAGACCGGGTTGCCACCGCGAAGAAAATCCGCGCTTGGGCGATCAAGAATTTGGAAGGCGGCACCGTCCAGAATGCCGCCGGCGAGGATGTCTACTACGAGCCATCCCAGGTTCGTGAATACCTCGCCACCGCCGACGAGCTCCTCACCGAGCACGCCCCCAAGCGCAAGGAATGGATCTCGCAGCGCGGTGCCGTCATGCAAGAAGCCAAGGCCGTCTACCCGGCCCTCTTCAAGTCCGGCACACCCGAGCACGAAAGCCTCGTAGCCACCCTCAAAGCCCACCCCTACCTCAAAGGTCTCCCTCAACTCGAGATGATCGTGGGCGACGCCATCGAGGGCCAGAAGCTCCGCTTCGCCCGTGCCGAGGCCGCCCAGAAAAAAGCCGCATCGTCCAAGACCGAGTCGAAATCCCCCGTGAAAGCCAGCAACCCGCCCAGCCCTGCAAAAGGTGCCCGAGTGCCCGCCCAAGACATAGCGAACCGCGAAGGAGCAAAAAACCTGTTCTCTCGAGGATCCTCGCTCAAGACCGACGACATCGCGGCGTTCCTCGAAGGAGCGCTCTAACCCCCCAAATCCAAACCAACACCCCCCTTAACATATGCCCGCAACACTCATCACCTCCCAAACTGGCATCCGCCAGGACCTCTCCGACCTCATCGCGGTCGTGGACGCTAAATCATGCCCCGTCGTCTCCATGGCGAAGAAGGGCGCAGAACCCATCAACCCCCTCACCCAGTGGCAAGCTGACGCCTTCGGCACTCCCTCGCTGACCGGCGTTCTCTCCAACTCGGATGTCACCGCTTCCGACTACGAAGACCAAGCCGCCAACCGCGTGCTCCTCTCGGCCCGCATTCAGAAGTTCCGCCGCGTTCCATCTGTGGACGATCTGGCGAACACCGTTTCCGAGGTTGCCGGAATTGGCAAAAAGAAGGAAATGGCCCGCGCCGTCAGCAAATCCCTCGAGATGCTCAAGCGCGACATGGAAGCCACCTTCTGCTCGGACCAAGAAGGCCGCGAGCAATCCGGCTCCAACGCCTACCTCACCCGTGGCCTCGGCCGCTGGATCCAGAACGGCGCTCAGTCCGACCTCCCCGTCAACGCCAACTACCGCACGCCCACCGGCTCGATCAACGCGACCGCCACAGCGAGCCTCACTGAAAACAACATCCAGGACATGCTCCAGAGCATCTACTCCCAGACCGGCAAGGTTTCGACCTACAGCCTCGTCTGCGGACCGACGCTCAAGCGCC